GCCTTCAACGGCCTTGTCATCAATCATGTCGTTGCTCGGGGTGCCACCGTTGGGCTTCGAGGGGCTGTACTGCTGGATGTCTTGGGCTTCACCTTCAGGCTGCTTGCCCGTNCCNTNGCAGTTGGCGCACTTGGTGTCATCNTCTGGCAGGTCAGCGTGCGCTCGGCCCGTTCCCTCGCAGGCTGAACAGACCTTCACGCCCTCGTAGGTAGCGAGGTCATCGGTGGCAGGCAGCTCGACGAAAGCGGCTTCCTGGTTGATGTCTGACTTGGTAAGTTCCATGTGTTCTCCGACCATCTTGGCGATTTGGACTGTGGCAGTTGGGTTGGCTGGGCGGTCTACAAGCGACACTTCGACAATGTTGCCCGAAACGATGCGACCACCTGGGGCGCTGGCATCCTTGATGACCTTGGCGTTCTTGATGCCGATTGAGTAGCCCTTGAGGACACCCTTCTCGACCTTCTTGGCGGTGAGTGGATCTACGACCTCGGACTTCAGAAACCAATCGTCACCCTCTGATGCAAGTTCNAGACCTACACCGGCAGCGATGGAACTGTGTTGCTCACGGATGTTAGCACCCGTTTGGAACCACAACGGCATCGCTGACTTCAGCCANTCGGCATCGCAGATTTGCGAGTCGAGGTCAAGGTCAGGGCCGGTGGCCTTTCCGAACACTAATAGCGTACCATCCTCGGTTGATTTGTAGGTGAAGTCACCGAGTCCGATGTAGGTGATGTCTTGTGCCATGTGGATTATTCCTCCATGCTTTCTTCTGTAGTAGTTCCGTCAGGAAGTTGAACAACAACTGCACACCGGCAGTTCGGGTGAGCCGGTGGGTAATCGTCACCGAAGTCGTGAGGCCCATCCTCGGCATCGCACTCNTCGCACGCGCCGGCGTATGAGAGCCATTCCCAGCCTGGCATCTCCGCAGCCTGATACTCATCTATGGCTGAAGCGTTGAAGGCTCGGTTGGTTTCGGTGATTGCGATGATGTCGGAGCGAGTGGGGTTGTCGAGTAGCTCGTTCACCCCATCGGAGATTTCCTGATAGGTCGAACCGGCTTCTAGACCGGTGGCGATAATGTCACCGATACGACCCATTGTGGTCTTGGTGATACCTCGCACGATTACATCGGCGTTGCGTAGTAGATCCGCTAGACCTCTACCAGCGACCTTCTCGGCTGCGACTGGATTGCCTGGCTTCCACCTATCCCAGTTTACGCCACCAGCGAGGCCACTCATTCCCGAGCCAAGTTTGGCAGCGCCACCCATCTGGGTCATCGCCTCTTTTGTACCCTTTAGACCGGCATCGGCGTAGAGGTTCTTTAGCGCTTTGACTAGGGGTGCGTTGCTTGCTTTGACGTTGCGCTCGACTGCGTGCTTGGCTGCGGACTTGTCCATCGGGTCTACGGCCTTGCCGATGTGTTCCTTCGTTGCGATGGCCTCACGGATTGCCTCGTCAGCGCCGGTGAACATTGACCGCAGCGCCTTGTCTATCACCGGTCGGTAGTAGTTCTCGATTTGGACTTTGGCGTTGTGTCCTGGCAGTTCGTGCGCTTGCCTCTTGTTCAGAGGCTGGAGTAAAAAGGGTCGGGTTCCGTACCCTTCAGCACTCGGGCTTGGCCTTCGGCGTTCAGTTCGGCAGCCGTGTTCGGATCTAGCTCGTGGAACACGAAGTCACGCCACGTTCCCTTAGCGACACGGGCCTTGACGAACTTGCGGTAGGCCGTTAGCTCAGCGTGCGCTTCTTTGCTCGGACTGACGGGTTCTTGGGGCTGGTTGCCTTGTGAACTTTGGCCTTGTGCGCCTTGTGCGTTTTGGCCTTGTGCGCTTTGGCCTTCTTCGTTGGGTACGTGTAGTAGTTCGCCATTGGTCTCGTCTTTCTGCTCGACAGTCTCGCCAGAGGTGTCCGTCAGCATCGTGCCACGAAGGAATACCGGCCCATTGGGGGTCTCTACGAACGGCTCATCGGCCTCGGGCATCTCGTACAGGGGCAGGCCTAGTTCGCCACGAACATCGTTCAGGGTCTTAGCACCCGAGAACACGGAAGTCTGCAGTGCCTTAGCCTGCTCCACTTGGTTCTGCACCAAGTCGGAGTCCTGCATGGCGAAAGTGACGTTCTTGTCTGCACCGAGGTAGCGCCGGCAGAGGGAGTTGATGACCTCGGTGATGAAGCCCACCATTGGTCGAAGGCTGACGGTTTCGCTTTGATCCATCTCGCCATCGTGTTCGCCCTTACCGCCGAGACCCGAACGGGGGATGACACCGAGTTGGCTGGGGGATACACCGAAGGCTGACCCGATGCGCTTGATGATGAACTCGTCATAGTCGGCCTTGTAGCGCTCATCGACCGTCGGCATGGCTTGGGGGTGGAAGCCCTTAGGCAGCACCTTGACACGGTGGCGCTCGGTGGCTGACCCCATGAGCTTGTCGTTGAACAGGCGCTCGAACTCGGCCAACTTGCGGATGTCCATCTCGTCAGAGTCGGTGACCATGAACGTCATCGGCATCGTGCCGGAGGCGTACTCGGAGTTCATCCACTTCTGGCGCTCGAGGTACAGGGTCGCTGCCGGTACGGCTTCCTCTACGGCGCTGAAACCATACGGTGACCAAGTACGGCGGTTGCGTACGAAGTAGGACAGTTGGTCTCGGAGGTACTCGTTGCCCGTTCCTGGGCCGGCGAAGAACTCGCCATCGGCCTCGGGGGTGGCTTGGTACTCACCACGAGGGAAGCCCCATAGCACCTGCTGGTAGGCAGGGTTCGGGGGTGTCGGTACTGCGCCTCGGTTGTCGAGTAGCACCTTGATAGTCGGGGCATCGATAATCTCGAAGCCGAGGATGTCCTTGCCGATGGTGTAGCGAGCGTAGACCGGCACTCCGTCAAAGGCGTAGTGCTGCCAGAGAAACTCGGTGAGCCACTCGACCCAGCCACGCCCGAGGTCGGGGTAGGGGTTCTCCCAGAACAGGCGTAGGCGGTTCAGTTCATCCTCGTACTTCTCACGGGCGATACGTGAGGCCTTAGCGTGGCTGACGTTCTGCTCGGCCATCATTTGGCTAATGACGTTCTCATCGACCTTGAATGTCCAGTCCATCTTGACTAGCGCCGAGATGCAGAGTTCGATGCAACGGTGAACGATGTCGCATTGATCCGTGAGGGCGCGTAGGACAGTCCAGGGAACGTTCTGCGTAGTGAGGTTCAGGTTCCACGCTACGGGGTATTCGTAGAGACGTGGGAGCGCACGGCCCGAGTCATCAAAGACGGGGTCTAGTGGCGCTGGGATGAACGGCGCTGACGGGCCGAGCTGTGACCCGAACGAGTCGGCGAAGCGAGGGAGGGGCGTGGCTTCACGGCCTGGTGTCTGAATGAGACCCTGACCACCTGCGCCGGTTCCGGTGGAAGCGTATGGGGCTGCGCTAGACATCGGTGTCACGCCGAGGTTGTTCTGCGCTTTGGTTATCTCGCTAACGATGCGCTCTACTAATTCAGCGTGGTCGTTCTTCCTGCGGAAAACTGGCATTTAGTACCCTTGTTCTATGTGTACCGACTGGGCTGGCCATCGCTGGACTGGCGTTCGGTTGGTCTGGTCTTGCGAGGTGTGCGGTCTAGTGGACTTGGACTTCACTCGATTATTGCGAGAAGTCTGGGAAGCCTACGGATGTGTGTGTGGTGTATGCCTCAACGAACATCCTGCCACAACTTAGGCAGTTGGGAGCATCGGCAGCGTTCGGGTGGGAGCAGTTCGGGCAGAGTGGAGCTAGTGAGGCAAAGAAACGGTCGGCAGAGCCACCGGTGGCGAAGCCCAGTTCGGTCAGTCCGTGAACGAGGGCATCGAGTCGGTCGGGGGAGGTTCCGCTATCGGGAAGCCACTCCAACATCTGCCCTTCTAGTTTATCAAAAGAACCCACGTGACTGATACGGCGTTGCTCGTAGAGTGCTGCGATTGGTTCAGCGCGTAGGCGTTTCCCGACACGTGCAGTCACGCCCTTGTAGGCAACGGTCGGTAGCACGGATCTAATCGTCTGCTCGATGAAGTCACCGCCCTGGTTCTTCTCGGCCACTACTCGGTCAGCGCCGAACT